GGGCCAACAGATAGGGACACAGAGACATCAACATATAGTATCCCAATGGTCCCACCTACCACAACATATAGTATCACCTAAAGATTCCCACCAGTCCCACCTAAGGTTAAACCGAAGGTTTAAGGGGCCCCATGGTTACTTTGGGTGAACTGAGAGGGTACCGGGGGATAACCAAAAGTGTAAACTGTGAGATATGCACTCAGAACTTTATGTCATATTCTTAAAGGTAACCTCAGGTATTCCTCAGGTCAGTGCATAGACCCATAGGTAGACCCAGTGAATCACCTAAGGTTAACTTTAAGTATTGACTGTAGAGGGATGGAGTGGTGTATGCTGATAAGCATCACTACGGAATCCCTAGCGCGTCAGGAAGACCCTAATCGCTACAAGTGAGTAGAGAGCACACGAGAGTCTCCAGTCCACCGAGTTGTTGCTGAGTAACCAGTGAAGCCCCAAGGGCACCAGCAAGTACCAGCAGAAATCGCCAAGTAGTCCTATGGCGCAGTAAGGTTAACAATAAGCGCATAGGTCCTCCTTGTGTTAGCTCTTAGTGTCTTATAGTGAGAGGGTGATATTATCATCACTACCCTCTGCCTTTAAGGAGACTCAAAGTGCATATCTATATGAATGAAACTTTAAGTAGTCTTATAGTATGTAACCTTGGGTCTCTCCCTATAGTGCTACCTAATTCCAAGTGTCTGTTATGCTTAGAGTTTTCCAAAAGTGGCCTTCCTTGGCCTAATGAATCCTTATGCACAATCACTGCATAGTTACCATTCGATGAACATAGAGCTATCCCCGTCGTCTTCCCACCGGATGTCCACACCGTTGCTACTGGTGGCTCGGAACCGTGAGATGTTACTCAGGGGTTTCTCCATGTGGTGCTCCAAGAACTCCTGAAGTACCTCAGCCTCTATCTTCACAGCGTCCTGCTGCATCGTAGAGCGTAGGAACTCGACACCCAATGCTAACGCATCAAGTCGGTCGTCATGTGCCACAGCGCCCTTCTCACGGCTCATACGGGTCATCTGGTAGAACAGGCTGTACTTCAGAGCGTGCTTGCCGTCTGCATCGCGTGCTGTCTGGTAGTCCTGACGGATTACCTCATCACGGATAATCAAGCGGTGACTTGCCAGTACAGGCTCAAGGGTATCGCAGATACGGGCCTCTTTCATACCACGAGCACGAATCTCTTCGAGTTGCGCTGGGTGATGCTTCAGGAGCACAGGCTGGAACACGTTACCGAACATACCGTCACCGAAGTTGCTCTCGAATACCACGGTCTGCACCTGCCACTGCTTAGCTTTCTTAGCGAGGAACTCAAGGGACTTCTCTTCGTAACCACGAGTACCACCAGCGTCCATCAAGTAGATGTAGCCGTTGAGGGTGTATAGCACGCACCAACCGGTCTCATCCTTACCGCGACCACTGGGGTCAATGACCAGAATCTTACCCTGATACGCACCAGTGTTACTGGAGGCTGTATGGAAGGAGTAAATCTCGTCACCCTTCATGCCCACGTTAGGAAGCTCCTCATTGCGGTTCTGACGGTTCGGCAACCACTGGTAATGCATTGGGGCCTTGTCCGCCTGTAGACCGCACACGATGGCGTCACGGAGGCGCAGAGGGTACTTCTCGGCATCACTTAGGTTCGGGTTGAGCATGAACTGAAGCGTGTAGCCAGCCTTACCGTATTCCACCTCACGTTCCTGAAGGTCCATGGAGTCGAATCGCACCGGGTCAGTAGGTTGACTACTGAGGCCCTCTTTGTCCTCATCGTACTCACTGCGGAGCATCGGAGCAAGACGGTCACCATAGTACAGGTCTTCCTCTTTGGAGCGAGGGTACTGTGCAGGCCAAATGATGGTGGAGTACCCACGGTTGTCCTCAAGTTCCTTGTAGAGCGTCATCTCGGTCTGAGGGGTCCCCAGATAGATAACACGACTAGTCGGCAGAGGTTTCAACAGTGCGGCGAACTCCTGAACCAACGTCCAGAGTTTCTCACGAGCACCCTGTGTTGCAGAGTTACCGGGAATCTCCACGTCATCCGCAATGATGATATCGGCACGGCTACCAGTAAGCTGACCCGTAATACCCACAGACTTAACTGACGGGCTGTGGTCAGGCTTGGCAGGGCCTACATCAAAGCTAATCATGGAGTCACGCTGACCGGGGCGAGGCTTAAGCTCACTCAGGAAAGGCAACAAGTCGATGATGTTCTTGATGAAGATGGAGTTAGCGTCCGCACGTTCCTTTGAAGCTGAGACAATCAGTATCTTTAACTGCGGGTCTCGCCACAGGGTCCACACTACGAACGCACACGTGATGAACGACTTCCCGATACCACGGAAAGCCTGAAGGATAAACTTCTTGTTCTTTGGGTTCGCCAGACACTTGGCCATGTCGATTTGACACTTGGTTGGTTCCGGCAGGTTCAGGGCCTTCCAGAGCACGAAGAGAAAGGCGACAAAGTCACCCTTCAGTTGCGCAATGATTAAGGCGTTCTTGGCTTGCTGAGAGTTACTCAATGTTCACCTCCTTTCCGCTGTAGCTTACGAATAGTGTCCTGTAGGGCCTTCTCTTTGAGGTCGGCCTTCTTGGTTATTGCGATAAGACTTCGAGCAGTTGCTTCGTGTAGTTCGACGGAACCATCAACGAGGCATCGACCGTCTGGTCCTGCGGGGACACTGGTAGGTTTGACTTTGACGCGCAACCGCTTATTGTCGCTACGCAAATCAGCAATAATCCTATCAGTGCTGCCCTCCAGCCCCTCAATGTCTGCTTGGTACTTAGCCGATACTGCGTCAATCTCTTTCTGAGTTTCAGCTCTAGCCGTTTGCTTCTTAACGTACTCATTCTGTACTTCCTCCTTCCATTTGGCGTCCGTAGATTGTGAACCCAAGTGCCACCCGAAGGCAAACACCATAATAGCCACAAGATACGGGACGATTCTCTTTGTGAACTCCAGCATAATGCCTCCCGTTGTTTCTCAGATTTCACGTAGGAACGCCTAGCGTAGTGCAATGACATCCATAAAGGCACTACATATAGTAGTACCTTGAGTATATCACTGTAGGGTGAACTTATCGTCGTCTGTCAGACCATCAGCACCCACCTTGGAGTTATAAGCCTCCAGACCCTCAGCCAGTCCGCCCAAGATGTTAACGTCAGGGGTCAGCTTAGAGATTTGGAACTTGTGACGCTCCAGTAGTTTACCAATGGCGTTGTACAGCTGAGGGGTCCGCTTCTCTGGATTCTTCAGGTCCATGAGCATCTGCTGAGCCATCTCAGTGTCTAACATTTCGAGGAACTTAATCAGGTCCATGTGTTACTCCTTATTAGCTTTCTTCCAGTCAATGATTTTATCGACTACCTTGGCACCAATCTGAACCACTGTGTAGGCGATTGCCGCGACGTAGAACCACTCGTTGAGTGAGAGGCCCCAAAAGAGCCTCGCTACGCCATCGGCCCCAGCGACCCCAGCAATGGGAGCCGCCTTGATAACTTCGTTGTTGAAGTCTAGGGACAACATGATACCTCCTTATACCTTAACGATGGACGCGATGGTTACATCGAGCGGGTTTATACCGTCGGACTCCATTACGAACGAGCAGGTCTTAGACGGTGCCACAAACGTACTCGTGGTCCCGGCAGATAGACGGACAGTATCCAGAACCGTACCAAGCCCACCACCAGACGACCGGGCGTAAGCATAACCATCAGCCGGGGAGGCTTTAGACCAAGTGACCTTGTAGGTCTGTCCCGGAGTCAGGTAGTTAATGTTAATGAAGAATCTGGCCTTGTAGGTAACTGGGGTTGCCACAATATGTTTCCCATCCACGGATACCTGAGTGTCATAACCTACAGGAACGCCCACGTTCTCGGCTTGGTAGTAATCAGCCAGAGTTACTGCTGGTTGTCCCATGAAGTCGATGTCGCTAGGAACCTTACCAATACCGAACCACACACGGTCGACGTTGAAGGAATCACCCACAACAGTACCACCCAAGAAGCGAGCCTGTAGGGATGTGGTCCCTTTTGGTACAAACGCATGGCACACTGCCCACATCCAACCGTTCTCCGCTTCGTTAGCCTTACTGCGAGACGTTACGGTATTCATCCCACTGCCACTAATTTGAAGGCGACCAGCATTCGTTGAGATGCCAGAAGGTCTCCACACTCGGGCAGCGAATGTTACCCACTGGCCACGAGAGGCGATCAAGGTGTCAGATAGGTCAACGTATAGAAGCGGACTGTTTACGTCGGTACAAGTTACCTTTACCGAGTATGCAAAGCTCTCACGGCGGGCGAGGTCCTGAGTTACACTCACTGCGTTGGCTTCCCACAGCGCCGGAACGTCAACACCCCATGTTACAAACGCTGGGTTCGGGATTAGGTTCAGACGGAGCGGTCCACTGTATGGTTCTGCAACTTTATCGAACTGGTAGGATGGGGTATCGCTGAGAGCCTTCTTCACAACTTCCAGCCATACCTTGTGACCATCGGCGTTAGGGTGAATCATATCGATGTAGAGTCCAGACGGTGAGCCAAGTTTGATGAACGCAGAGTATACGTCAATAACACCAAGCCCATTTACACCAGCTATATCGGCCCAACAAGCCACCGCGCGGGCAGAGTGGTCAGGGAAGTCCCGTCGAGGGTTCTGTGCTGTGACGATTATAGGAGCCATCGGGTTAATCTGGCGACAAGCGAAGATTGCTTCGGTGAACCCGGCGCTAATGGTTATGGACGGAACGCTGGTCCCTTCGTTGTGCCCGTAGTTGAGGAGAACCAAATCATACACACGGCCCGAGTTGAAGATGTTACTGGTAGCTGACCCTTGGAAGTAACGCTCAGTGCTGCCCGGAACAGAAACGTTATCGATGAAGATAGACCTCTCGGTGGTGCCCGTACTCATCCGCTCCTCTCCCTGCCACCCTGAGCCATCTACCCATAAGCGATACCGGATGGAGTGGGTCTTGACTGTCTGCGAAAGGTGCGTGGCCCACTGGTACACCCACTCGAACGTCTCGTTCCCTGTAGAGTCGCCCATGATGACAATATACACATCATCCATTGCGCTGCGAACCTTCTGCCACATCGGGGAAACATGGGGTAGGGCCACTGTATCATCAATGGCCTGTTGGATAGTGCGCCCATCCCTGAGCACACCAATGGTTGAGCCTTTCGGCTGATTCAATTTGTCTAACATGTAGCGCTCCTTATAGTTTTACTTTCAGGTTACCGTTGGAATCGACGTACACGGTGCCCGGAGTGGTTGGTATAGCGGAACTGAGGCCAGTTAACATAACTTTACCAGTAAGTAGCGCATTGACTCCGCTAATCTGTCCGGTAGAGTTAACGTCACGACACGTCAGGCCCTTGTCTCCCGTCAGTATCAGGTTCAAGCCTAACCGCTTACCTTTATATGGCTCAGCAATGATTGTGAGTTCATTATCATCAGGAACAGTCCCAGTGACCAATGTTCCTAGTCCGGAGGCTCCAGCAATACCGAGAGTACCGCGCACTGCAATGGAGTTAGAACCGCCAGCATTGACGTAGTTGACAAACTTCTGGCCGTTTACCTGAGCCGTGATTTCCACTTGGTTAACCTGTATGTCCGCTGTACCCAGTTGGAACGCATGGCAGCGGTTAGCTGGTACATTGTTCATAGGGGCACCAATGTTACCAACGAACTTGAAGGCAGGTCCTGCAACTAGAACTGTGCACTTATCTGGGTCCCAAGTAGAGTAGGCCCGAACGTTGGTCACCTGATTCCTACCACCAAAGTTTGCTATCTGAGCACTTGCCGCACCCTCGAAGTGGCAATTGGTGATATAGGTGTCCCAACCAGCAAGATACAGCCCGTATTTAGGTCTGTTTCGGTAAAGCGGGGTTATCTGAGCGTCGCCACTGTGCCACGTGTGGTACTCATTACCGCGTGTACCACCTCCCGGACCGATGCCGATGCCGTAGTAAACATCATGCTCCAATAGTCCTGCGTTTCGCACAACGATGTTCTGAGTGTGGTTGTCCGAGGAACCACCAATGGTTATGCCATTCTTACCAATTAGGTCGGCACGTACATCCGAATAGAGACTAGGAGCCCCATAATCAATAGCGGTTAGTCCTCGACCGCCAAGGTTAGCCCCATCACCACGACACTTACCAACACGAACACCTTTCAGTATTGTCCCCGCGCCGTAAATACGTAAACACTCGGTGTGGTACCGGGAGTCGTCTGTTGTACCCTTCCAGCCCGACTCAATGATGATTCCGAAGATATACACCCCGTACACCATTGCAGACGGTACGTTTATAGTCAGGTAGTCCCCAGCAGGCGCATCCTTTGACATCACCACTGGGCCATTCCAGCTCGCGCTGGCAACTATCTTAGTAAGGCCTTGGGTTCCGACCAGCACTGTCTTAGAAGGGAGGATGACAGGTCTGTCCACAGTGTACACACGTGGAGAAAACTTGACGTAGCTATTGACTCGGCGGGCCTCTGCAGTGGCTGCATCTATCGCATCACTATCAGTCATCCCAATGAAGCTATCAACTCGGATTCCGTCTATTGAGTCAAGAACGCTCTGTTCTACTTCGGCTATGCGCTCCTCCACAGTGCTACCACTCAATGTTCCTATCATGGATGCACCTTGTGTGCTGGCGTATAAATCCTCTATTGGTGTTACGCTCTCTGTGGTAGTGGCAACCACGAAGTCATCTTTTTCCAATGGCGTCGCCAGTCCTTGCACGTTACCAGTAATCGGGTCATACGTGAAGTGATATCCCCGATATTGCTTGCTGCCGTTTATCGACAAGTACGGAACACCTAGCGGAGGTGGTGTAATATCGATGTGAAAACCAGTCTCACCGCCAAGTGCTCTCCCGTTGTTGTACACGTAAGATACTCCGCGTACAGCCCCGGTGTCATCCGTGAACTTGGAGATGTACTGAATAATCTCATCGCGCACATCCTCAAAGTCTGACAAGATGCCGCCAGCTTCTCCAAGAGTCTCATCTAACTGGTTCTTGTTTATGGCGTCTGTTCCAGCCTCTCCCGGAGCCAGTCTGACAATCTTCCTGTTTCGAGCATCTAAGTTACCTGCGTCATCCTCTGGCATGGCCATTAGTGCAGCGTCCCTTGCTTCTTCGGCAATGTGAGCTGACTGTATCTGAGATACGTTAAGGTCAGCAGCGCGGAGAACCGAGCCGTCACTGAAGTCAACGATTCGCTCAGACGCCGAGGTGAACCTGCGGATTTCCACACGGTCGAACCCAGTAGTTTCCACAAGGAGCTTCACTCTGGTCTTGGACACGTAGCGGTACTCAGTGATGTTACTCAGCAGTCTGCGGTTGTCGTCAGCTACCAGCGACACACGGACAAACTTACGGGACAGGTAGTCGAACGGGATGTCGAACTCAGTGGACCCTGTGGGGTACTGGATGACTGTTTTAATTTCTTGGTCCATCGTGACCTCCTTTAGTTGAATGAGAAGGGAAACCGTGCTGGTCTCCCTATAGTGCTACCTAATTAGTTGGGTTTAGGCTGCTGTTTGATGGTTACTCCGTTAGCCTCATAGATTTTCATGATGAGCTGTTGAGTCAGTGGGTCGTTCGGCACAAGCTCCTTAGTGGAGTTCATCAGGCCAGTCATGTAGTCACGCTCAGTCGGCTTATTAGGTGCTGTAGCAACACCGTAGGCGTTCTTAGCGGTCGCAATGACGTTCCCTACGTAACCCAACGCCGGGACCTGAGAACCCAAGTTACCCGCAAGGTTGCTCGACTCGGCTCGACCTTTGGACGCCCCGCCTTTCTTCTGGAACTGTTCCTCCTTAGGCAAGATGGTGGAGCGCAGCATATTTGCGTCTTGGAACCCAGCGGCACCTGCAATCATCGACACGATGGACAGCGGGGCACCAGTGTGGGAACTTCGAGTCAACGCTGCATAGCCCAGCATGGTCGGGTTCAGGGCTTTCTTCAGGTAGTCCTTACGTTGAGACTCTTGGAGACCGTAAGCCTTCACGTGGGCCTGCATCGCAAAGTAAGTCCCGGCGATACCAAGTGACAGGATGTGGGTCAACGCCATGTCGATAGCGCGGTTGTTCTTGTAGCCCTCATAGAAGGACCGAATGAACTTGGCGTTGAGCGACTTGATGGTGAAGTTCTTGAACTGCATAGCCATCTTGACACCAGCACCGTACGCCTTGGAATCCTGCTGGGACACCTTGTTGGGCCGAAGCATGGTCTCGTCGGCGACCTTATCAGCAAGACGCCACAGGTCCATCGCTCTCGGGTCCTGACTGAAAGCCTTCTTGTCCTTGATGGTGAACTGGCCGTCAGCGTCACGAGTCGCGTGGTCAACAAAGAGTTGCTTGATGCCCTTCCACTGCTCAGGACTGATAGAGGCAGCTTTGAGGAAGTTCTCTTTGCCAAACTTGGAACCCTTGCCGCCTAGGGCCGCACCAGCCACATCACCGAGCACACCCTGACGGGCAGTGTCCAGAATGTAGTTGGCCGTACCGTTCAGCATCTTGGTCCAAGGGGAGCGAGCCGACAGTTCCTGAGTGCCGAACTTAATGGTACCAATGACTGACGCCATGGCTCCACTGGTATCGGAAGCCTCACGGATTCGCTGTACGATGTCCTCACGTCCCGGACGGATTAACTGGTCGAGTTCCTTACCGAACAGCGCCCCATGGAGTTCACGGAGTTCACTACCAGACACCGGAGAGGTTCTGGTGGCTAGGTCCCGCAACGTTGGGATACCGTGCAGCATCGCCTTAACGTTACCCTTGGCCAACATGCCAGCAATCTCTGTGAGGTTCTGCGGACCCATGTAGAAGTTCTTAGCGAAGAACGCTAGGTCATTCAGGGTGCGCATGGCGGTCTCAAAGGCTGTATCGTTGTTGCGGCGAGCACGTCCAGTGAGAATCTTAACGGTGTCCTTCAGTGCTTCCACTTCGCCCTTCAGTTGTCCCTTGCGTTCGGCCCTCTTGTCTAACGCCATGATTTCGTCCTTGAGCTGCTTCGTGGTCTTCCCACTACCACCCATGATGGAGATATCACCGTTAACTCGGCGGTCGTACGCTGGGATAATCCGTGCCATGTCGAAGTCCCTCAGGTCGTTGACACTGAAGGTGGAGCCATCCGGTAAGGTAACCGGGAGGTCGCTGTCGAACATGTTACGGGCCTCAAGGAACGAGTTGTTCTCGATACCAACCAGACCTGTAATGTTGTCATCAATGACACTGGACGCCGTGAAGTCCTCAGTGTGGCTGATACCGTACGCCTTATCCATGGCGTGCTTCTGGACCACCTCAGGTGTCACTTGGTCTACCGACTTGTAGCCGTTGAGTTCCATCAGGTACTCGTCGACACGTGCCTTGACCTCAGGACGCACTCGGTAACTGGTGAGCCAGCTCTGAGCGATTGCCTGCTGGAGTCCTTCAGGTCCACCCAGCTTCTGCATCATCAGCTCCTTAGCGCCCCTGTCATACACGTTAGGCACGTAGGTACCCTTGTGTCGACTACCGGGGAAGATGCTCACGGCGTTAGCGTTACCGAAGATACCCGGCTGTTCCATCAGTTCACGCTTCGTGTCGAAGTGCTCTTTCAGCAGGTCCATCACCTCACGTTCACCTTTGGTCAAATCAGCCTGTAACTCTGGGCGCTCAATAGCCAAGGCGGCACGTTTGTAGACTTCCTGACGGATAGCTCTACGTGACATCTTCTGCTCACCCACGGAGAACTCTGGGTCCTTCATGGTACGGTCAACAGCGTCATACAGTTGGTTGTACATCCGCTGGTCAGTCGCATGGAGCCGCTCGTGGATATCCGAAGCTGTAGCACCGAACTTACCACTAGACCCTGATTGCATCCCCGTTGGAGAGCGCACGAGGTCCTGAGCGATTGCACGAACACCAGCATCCTTGGACCCTAAGGTCTTCAGGCCAATCTCAGTGAACCCACCTAGCTTGATACCGGGAGCTGCACGCTCTGGGTCAATCTCTGCGAAGTCACGCTGAGTCCTTGGGTTAAGTGGGTTGGTGTCGCTCAGGATGGAACCATTGGCCAGAACCACTGCGCCCTCTTCGGTCGGGTGGTCGGCAAACGGAACACCGCTATGGTTCTGCTCGAACGAGAAGTTCTCAGGAGGTAGCGTTGAGGTGTCGTGACCGCCAGTGTTGATGGCAGTCTCTCGTGCTTCCATACGGAGTGCTGGCCCAGCGAACTCATTCACAGAGTCTACTCCACGTGCCTTACGGATACCAGTGGCCACAGCGTCACTAAGGACAGACATACCAGCGCCGAACAGTAAACCACCCAGTGCAGCATCAGCGTAGTGAGCTTCACCACCAGCTACTGACGTACGGATTCCCTCAGAGGCAACGCTAAGTGCCCCAGCCTGTGCGCCTACTCGCAGGGCCTTATTGACCACCTTGAGTCCCTTCCCGGCCACACCGACCAGAGGCACATAACTGAGCGGGTCTACGCCAGCACCAACGATACCAGCAGCGAGCTTCGCCCCAGTACCAGCCTCAGCGGCCCGTTGGTCAGCCTCGAAGTTATCCTTGGCCAGCTTGATGAGCGCATCCCAGTTCTCACCGTCACCACCAGTCACCACACCGTAGTAACTCGGGGGCAACCCGGAGTCGCGCAGCTTCTGTAAGTCCTCCTTAGAGGGAACGTATGAGTTCCAGCGAGTCGGGGTCATCGTGTCCTTGAACACATCGTACCCATCGTCAGCACGTGCAGCGCGGAAAGCAACACCTAAGGTGGAGTTCTGAACCTGAGCCTCAGCAGCGTCCCCGAAGCCGAAGAAGGTGGACCGAGCGTTATACTCGTCAAGAGTCGTCCCGGTCTTCTCCCAGAAGTCCTTAGCGTATGGGGTATTTGGCGCTTCCTGCGCTACACCCTCAATGTCGAACCCATGGGACTCCGGCAGTTCGGTACCAACCTTTCCAGCCTTAGCGATGCCCTTGAAGGCATCCTCTGCGGGAATCCCTTTACCCTTTGGGGTGATACCGCCGAACGCTTCCAGAGCGCCAGAGTTGGGACTCTTAGCCACGTCCAGCAGCTTGCGCATGTAGTTGCGTCCTTCCTCGGAGATAGACCCGAAGTCGCCATTGTCGTACGCTTGGAGCTGGGGAGCACCCGCTGGGCCTTCCCCTTGGTTGTACGCTAGGGCCGCTTTAAGCTCATCCCCGTTGTATTTCTTAACGAGGCTCGCAAGCAGCTTAGCGCCAGCATCAATGGCTAACTCAGGGTTGTAGCGCCCATCGTCGTCACCATCGGTCACGTTAAGGCCCATCGCTCGGGCCGTGTTGCGGGTGAACTGCATAATGCCCTTAGGGCCAGTCTTAGAGACGGCCTTAGGGTTGAAGGATGATTCGTTGAAGGACAGTTTACGCAGCAGGTCATAGCTAACTCCGTGAGAGTCTGCTGCCTTCTGGAAGATACCGTCGTAGTCACTAGGTCTGGACTTGTCGTAGCTCATGTTGTCTCCTTATTGTTTACTCATCGCCGCCTCCATAGATGAACTTCGGAGTGGCCTTACGTTTCGCACGGACACGCTCACCAGCGGCCTTACGGGCCTGAGTGGCTGCGGAGATAGGTGCACGCTTGGTTGCTTCCTTCAGTGCCTTCTCTTCGGCTTCCTTGGCCAGTCGCTGCTGCTGTTCCTGATAGGTTCGAGTCAGTAGCTCCTTGTCGTAGCGGATGCGCACGGTACCAGTGGTGTCCATCATGTAGATAGAGTCACCCTGCTGGTACATCGTCAGCTGCTTGTTGGTAACCCAAGGGTTAGCCGCGATGATTCCCTTACGGGCTTCTTCAAGGATGTCTCGGCCCTGCTCCCAGCTCTTAGGGTCGTCACTGACCTGTAGGGCATTCTTAGGGATAATACCAATGGTATCACCGTCCATGCCATCACCTTTGAAGGTCACAGTGGATTCCTTAAGAAACTTGTCAACCTGCTGCATGGCACCATCACTGTTACCTGTGCGGTACTTGAAGCTGTCGTAAATCTTACGGGCCATACCATCCAGACTTGCTGGGATACGGGACAGCTCTGGGGACTCTGAGTTGTTCTTCAGGGACGCCCACGCTTTGTCATCCTCATACTGCATCTCTTTGGTGAGACTGCGGCGAGAACGGTCAGCGTCGATAAGAATCTGCGGGTCAATACCCTGCTTGTCCATCATATCCATCGTCAGAAACAAGTCAGCCTTGTCCGGGTACAACGCAGCGAAGAGGTCTGGGTCGGTGTTACGCATGGTGCGCAGTTTGTTCAGCGCTGTGGTGTCCTCTGGTAACTTACCGTTAATCACAGCGGCAGACCATTCAGACCCAGCATCGGTGACCATCTGGCCCACAACGGTACGGAAGGCTCCACCCTCTGAGTCTGCCCGTAGGTAGCTCAGCTTCATGCGGTCCTTCTGTTGCTCCGTGAGGTGCATCTGGTCAATCTCTGCCAGCTTACCGTTAGCGTAGTTCACCATGTCACTGTGAGTGAACTCTCCGGTGTTCTCGTTGGTCGGCATGTCCTTGTAGCTGGTGGACACGTACTGACCGTTGATGCGCTTGGTGAACTGCTGGTCGATTACCTGATTCTTGTTGATGGTCTTCTGACGCTTGTCCATCTCCTTGGCTGCCGCTTGGGCCTCCTGACGGAAACGGGCCTGCATCTGCTCCTCAGCCTGAATCAAGCGCTCACGCTCTGGGGTCATCTGCTCACCGGGCTGTAGACGGTCAAGTTCCGCTTTGGCACCCTGAAGCATCTCCCAGCCCTTGCTGGTGTCGTCTTGGTTCAACGCGCTGGTAATCCCAAGGCGGAAACCCTCAGACAACTTAGCGTCATTGTCGAACTGGGTCGACTGGGCCTTGACCATCAGGGCATTCCACTGCTCCTCTCCCATAAGTTCCTTGTAGGTCGTGGTCTTCCCGTTAAGGGTGACCGGACGGCCCTCAAGGCTCTGGAGGAAGTTGGTAGCACCCGGACGCTGAATGACGTCGTTAAGTGACCCAATGATGACCTGCTGGGCTTGAGCGTCGCTAGGGATACTTCCGGTCTTAAGTGCGTTGTCGATGTAGCGCTGGAAGAACTCACCGGACTCTGGACGAGCCAGAACGGCTGGGTCTTTGAGTACGCCTGACAGCTCCACCTTCGATGCCAGTATGGCTCCCTTCTGGGCTTGCTCGCTCAGGAACGTATCGTGCTTACCGTACAGCGAGATGTTCCGCTCAGTGATGTTCGCGTTGAACCCTCTCTGGAACTCAGAGTCCTCAGGGTTAATCATGAACTGTTCGGCGAACTCATTGGCACCTTCGGTCAACCGTTTGTGGCGATACTCTTCCATCTCAGCACGAGTACGGAACTCACCGTTCTGAACGCGCTGTGCCACTTCATCGTCAATGAGGAACGCTGCGTTACGTCCAGTCTTGAACCGTAGGGCCTCCATAGCGTACGGGTCATCCTGATACAGCAGGGTCCCGTTCTTGATTGCCTCTCGGCGCTGCTCAGGGGTCAACTTACGGATAATCTCATCGGACCGCTCGTCAGCCTTGTCTCGCTGGCGCTTGTCGTATGCGTCCGCTGCTTCACCCATAGCAGTGCCAAACTTCGCCAAGGACTGAACGAGGTTGGACTGCCTGAACCCTTCCTGTTGAATGGTCACTGGGCGATACTGCATGGACGCAGCGCCACCGCGGATACGAGTAGACCCTGCTTGTGGCATCTGGCCTAACGCTTGTTCTAATTTACTGGCCATTACTTACCTCCTACTTTCGTACCTTGGGCCTGACTCACAGGTGCCTTTGTGGACTTACTGTCGAACGCGCCTGAGGAGTATGCTGTGGCGGCTTGTGAGCCCATCATCGCCAGAGGGTCAAGGACCTGCTCCAGTTTAGACTTACCTTTGCCCTCGGCCTTCTGCATGGATTTAACTTGGTCAATGGTTGACTCAGAGTTACCCAGCTGTTGCGCGAAGAGGGACGCATAGTCTCTACGGTAGTTGTCAGTCACCGCGTTTGCCTCACGGATGAACTTGCCCTCCTCAATACGACCAATACGGTCCATAGAGTTACCCTCAAGGTTTCCCTCTCCGATAGCCGCACGGATTGTACCCATCGCCTGAACCTTATCGAGATTCTTAGCGCTGAGTTCCGCACTGGCTTCCTCAAGTTTCTGCTTCTGCTCAAGGCTGGCGTTAGCGTTCTGAATGTTTGACTCTTTAATCATTTGAGCCGACTGGCGGCGCATCTGGTCATTCTGCAAGCCAGTCTGTGCTGCTGCGCTTCTGGCGTTACCGATGGATTGCATCGCTGCCATTGCGATTGGAATAGCTGCTACCCAACACATAGTTACCTCCTCGTTATGGTGAACAGTTGGAACTTCCCATCCTGAGTGTACTCCTCATGGAATACAGCACCGATGGACTTAAGGAACCGCTTGTGGGGACCGTTACCGACCCACACGAAGTTCCACAGGGATGGATAAACATTTAATAACATGTCCCTGTACTCCATGATTCTCTCACGGAACTCCAGCTTGCCAGCCCTGTCGAGTCTCCACACTTGGTCACTCGTGACGAACCAGCACTGGTCTCCGCAATGTCCACCTATAGCCAAAGGAAAACCATCGTGGTCTAACGTGACACACTCAGTAACCGCTGGGAACGATGGTTCTATACCCATGGCCTGCGCCTCAAGTACGTCATGGTAGGCCGGGATGAATAACTCGAAGTCATTACTTACAGTGTTTCTTATGTACATGCTTTAAGTCCCTCTTAGTGTGGTCTCCCTATAGTGCTACCTAATTGAGCAACACCACAGGGAGACGTTCAGTTAAATACCGTTAGCGTGTCTCATGTAGTTACCCTCCCAGCCGCACCCAATGATTGACACTGGGGAAGCATTGAAGGAACTCAAGGACACCTTCTGATACAGTGCGTTACCTGTCACCGGGAAACGATACTGACCAGTGGTCGTGGCCTTCTGGCCCAGACGTAGACCAGTAGAACCTACTCTGGCGTTGACCAGATAGTTGAACTCCCGGCTACCGTTATCGACGCTCACAGTGAACGCGCCAGTGTCCTGATAGTTCACCCACGCTCTGCGCAGCTGTAGGCGACCAGAGTCCTCAGTGGACGTTGTGCCGTCGTTCTGCTCCTGCTTGATGAGGAACCGACTGAACACATACTGGAAGTCGTACAGGAACCCGATGACAATGTCCTTACCTGAGATGTCACCACTAATGCGGATGTCCGGGGTTGAATCCCAAGAGGAACCCGTAGGCTCGTACTCGGTGATTTTACCGTCACTCTCGCAGATTGCCACGGTACCCTTAGAGAACGACGCACCGTAGATGTCCTTGACGTTCACTACCGTCTGGTTCGTCTCAATGTCGTACGCAGTCTCTGAGATGTGGTATGACCGCTTGGCATCCACGTGGAACCTGTAAGGCTCGAACGGAAAGTCCGTAGAGTTCTTCTTAAAGTCCACCGCAGCTATCCACACGTTGTAGGCATTACGCATCAGCATGTACATCGTCGAGTTGATACAGTTTGCGGCCATAACCTCAACACCGTCCCCGAAGTCCCAGTGGGACCACGACTGCTGCCGGATGTTCTCATCCATGTAGAGGAACTTGTAGATGAACACCTTGCTGGGAGCGCCCTTGGTCAGTACACACGCGAAGTTCTCCGTACCAGACCCGTTGATGCTATACACACCGTTCGGAATGTAGTTCGGTACGTGAGCCGTCATGTCCTCTGCGTTCTTCACAGAGCTTACATCCTGTACCGCGTAGTAGCGCATGATGGACGTAAAGGAGCTGCGAGGAGACGCATAGTAGATGTTCCTGCCGATACCATAAGGACGGGCGCGGTCTGACACGTCGAACTGGGTGGTCAGGTCCAGCTGTGCGGTCTTAGTGGATAACACACCGTTGGCCGACAGGACGAACTGTGCCTCATCAGACCACAGTAGAAGCTCCTCAGCGAAGCTCACAGCGTACTTCAGGACAGACACTCGGTTATGGCTCACGGCAACATCCAGTGGGTCATCGTCCGTGTAGTTGGCCACTGACGGCGGGTAGAACTCGAAGTATTTGCTGGTACGGGACATCACAATGTTCTCCCCAGAGATGAACCCTAAGCGGTTCCTGAAGAAGAACACGTCAGTTATCGTCGAGTTCACAAAGGATGGCTGAGGGTTGGTATCCTCGTCACCAGCACGTCGGTCCTTCCAATCGTGATACCCGAGGTCGAAGTTACCGTCAGCTGCGCGAACCAGTGTCCAAGGCATGGTGGTGTAATCCAGCCCTATCGAGATGTTCCATCCAACAGTTTCCTTCCAGACCTTCTGACTCTTGTCGTACTTAACGTAATACTGGTCGGCGGTCTTTGACGTATCTCCGACAATCTTCACCATGTACCCATCTGGCGCGTTCAGAGGCAACTTAGAGAAGCTCTGGACGTAATGGGTTACCGGATTGATTAGCTGGTCCGCATACCCATCCTTTGTCTCGAATATGTCAAGTGTGGTGTCTGCCGGAGCTATGCAATGAATGAACCCTGTTCCCACGTTGAACGTCCACGTAGGGTGTGCCGTTCTGAGAAGAGTCGCTAGGGCCTCAGCGATAGCCTGTGCGTCTACCTTTGGTGGGTCTTCCTTAGCGTTATCGCCCGGAGGGAGCTGGTGGCTAACCCACACGCCGTTAATGTTCACTTCGAGCTTACGACCATACTGCCCACCGCGAACGTTAATGAGGGCGTCCACGTTATCTCTGAAGGTGCCACCGTCGGTCAGGTTCTGACTCTCCCGGACCTGTCTGGTGCGATTCACGATGAACGTGTAGTCGGCCACGGTGACCATCCGCAAGTTATCCTTAGGATTGTTGACGGTCACATAAGAGCGGTCACCTCGGACCTGATACTCATAGCCGGACAGGTCGAATACCCGAACGTCATTCCCTGTGAACACAGCGTAATACTGCTCGTATTCGTCACGGTTGATGAGGTGGATGTAGGGGTCTTCCCCAAGATACCCACGGCCTCCCAAGGACTTGATGAACACCATAGGTGGTCGCTTCTGGAGACCCTCAGTCTCGGAGGACCAACCGTTGACCTGAAGCGAACCCTGCTCTGGGTACCGTAGGATTTCAGGCTGCTGGCTAATGCCTCCCTTGAGGTTCTTGATTGATTGTGATACGAGAGCCATTTGGTCCTCCTTAAGTTTCTGATTAACGACCGATGAGACCCTGAACGTATGCGTCACCGTCGAGCATGTTGTACTGTCCGAAGTCCATCTCGTACTCGTTGCACGCCATGCGCGCTTCCATCTCTTCCTGTGCCAGAGAGTTCTCTACGTCCTCCGCTCCGAAGAACCGAGAGTTGAACTGGCGGCTGGCCTTGGTGACAATCCACTGGCGGAAACACTCAGGCATCTCGTCGTAATCCTGAAGGGTAATCAGGGTCACCGTGATTGGTCCAGAGAAGGTGTCTGTGCCTGTGGACTTATCATACACCCAACCACCACGGTTAACGTACTGACCACCGAGGATGGACAGGTATGCCGGACGGAATGGGATAAGCCCTGTGTTGGTATCCGGGGTCAATGTTGCTGACTCATTGATGTTGAAGGCCCAACCTTTAGACTGAATCTGGCGGTTAATCCTGTTGAGGATTCGACGGGCGTTCGCTACGTCTGCGTTCCCATCTTCATCAAGTGTGGTCACAGGGGATTCACCGATGGCTGCTAGCATCTCGTTGACTGCATCCAGCTCAGCGGCAGACCCAAAGTAAGCATCTTGCATGTTCATAATGTAAGCTCCTAACGAAAAAACCCCTCAGAGACCGTGAGTGGTCCCCAAGGGGTTTGGCTTATTGTTCCATCGACTTAAGTGCCTTGTTACGTGCACGTGTGATTGCGGCCTTCTGCTGAGGCGTGAGAGCTACTTCTTCCGGTTCACTCTCAACGGTTGCACTAAAGGCTGCTACTCTTAAGCCGACGCTTTGAAAACCAGCGCACCAGCAGATTCTGGACGCAGACCTCCGTGACCCATCGCGTACTTAGCGATAATCTGGTCAGCCTGATACTCAGCGCGGCGAGCACGTTCCAGAGCGAGGTCTTTCAGCTTGACGGTACCAACAGCGGAACGGTGCTGGAACAGGCCCACAACGTTCTCTTTGTTGACTTTACCACCAGTTGCCGGGAAGGCGTGCTTCTGGTTGGTCGCTTCTGCGCCTTCGTCCGGGCGGTCATCACCAGCACCACCAGCGGTCAGGTGCGGAACCTCGACGACTTCGAAGCCCATCACGTTACGGATAGAACCACGCTCAGGGTCAATCAGAGCCGCATAGTTCGCAGCGTTAGGCATCAGAGCCGCCAGAATCGCAGAGTACACGTCTGGAGTGGTGTAGAACGTACGGTCGTTAGCCGGGACGTAGTTCTTGGTCAGAGCCGCGCGGGCAATGGTCAGCTGTGCGATAACCGCTTGGCCCAGTTTAACCGGGTCGGTCAGGTCAGCTTTAGCGCCAACTTCCAGCAGGGATGGTTTGCCCAGACCAGCGATGTTCTCGTTGACGGAATCAGCGAGGTTAACCAGACCAGCCAGCTCGGCCAGAACTGCACCATCAGCCGCCATCGCCAGAGATTCACCAATCTGAGAGGTGTACTCGGAGCGCACGTCATAGTGGTTCATCGCGTCTTCGATGTCGTAAATCAGCACGTCCGCAGTAAGCAGGCCATCAATGTTAATGGTCTTCTCTGTGTGCTTGATGTCTTTACGTTTGTCATCCAGAGACTCGCCCGGTTGCAGGTAAGCAGCCTTGGTGCGACCAATCACAGGGAACTGTGCGGACTTACCGGAGCTGATTTGACGCTGCATGTGACGGTTGGTGGTCACAGAGGTACGAGCGAAAGCGGTCAGGACTTCACCGCCGAATACTTTCAGGAATAGCGCCAGCTTGTCTGCTGCGGATTGACCTTTACCTTGGTTAGTACCGAGCTGCTGTCCACCTTGCATGTTAGCCATGTTGAATCTCCTTATGTTGTTTATACGAAATGTTTTGAGGTACTACTTGAAACGAGGTGATACTCATTGTGTAACTCGAAGGGAGCCAGAGGGACACGTAAGGTTACTGTATCGTGGCTCTCCCTATAGTGCTACCTAATTAAAACTTAGAGTCGATGACCTTCTGTTCCACTTCACGACGGTACTTGGAGTCGGTGCGGTAACGTGGGTCTGACATAGCTTTAATCATCTCAGCCTGAGACTCGAAGCCTTCAGCTTTGCGGGCCACAGGTTTCGCTGGGGTTGCACGCTTGGCAATAGAGCGCTCAGCTTTCTTACCAAAGGTTTTATCACGAGACTGTCCCGCTAGGTTCAGAATCGTCTTCATGGTGGCCACATCACGAGACTCAAAGGCCTTGATGAGCGCCTCAGCACCCTCAGGGTTATTGGTCTGCATGTGGGTATAGACCTGCTGGAAGCGCTCACGGCCACCAACAAAGTCCATCACCTTCTCAACGTACTGATTGACCAGAGCTTCTTGACCGCGAATGTACGCATCGACGAACGCCTTACTGTAGCCAGCCTCAGCCAACTCTTTGTAGGACTCATCGGACAAGCGGTCTTCATTCTGGTACTCCTGCTGAATACGGGTCACAGCATCCTGTGAGAGACCGCGTTCGATTGCAGTAGCAACCATGTCGTTAAAGCCAGCTTCGTGTTCTTCCAGCTGCTGAGAGGCTTCGTTGATGTCAGCCGGAGTTTCACCAATGGGTTTGAACTCTTCATGCTCACCATTGTCGGTTACTTCCTCCGACTGACTCTCTTCGTCGCCCTGCTGTTCTTCTTCAGAACCTTCTTCGCCATCCTGTTCGTCTGAACCGTCAGCGGAGATACGGACCTGCATACGGCCCTCTTCAGGTTCACCGAACGGGTCCACATCTGAGCCATACGGGTCATCACTGTTGGTGTTCAGCTCGATTGCATCATCGCCATCACGGGCAGCAACATCAAGAGCCAACATGTTTTCTTGGTGCTCCTCAGGTGTACTACCAGTCAGTACAGCACTGTTGACACCGAAGGATGCGTATACGTCTGCGTTAGATTCGCCAGCCATTTCAATCTCCTTAAAGTTAAGACTAAGAGGGAAACACGAAGGACTCGAACCTTCTGACCAGACCTCATTCAATCTGGATGTGTCTCCCTATAGTGCTACCTAATTACATGCCCGGTTGCATACCGACTGAATCAGCCGCTGCGGCCATCGCTTCAGGACTTGCAGTAGCCTGTGCGGCCATCCCCTGACCCAACGCTGCGGCCCCTTGCTGTGTAGCAATCTGAGCACCCTGCTGTGCCATGAGGGCGTTCTTCTCTTCCTGAGTGAGCAGCATACCAGCTGTGTCGAGACCGATAGCGTTAGCGATTCGCAACTTGAGGTTAGCCAAGTTGAGGTCATCATCACCTTCGAGGGCCTTAAGGGCTGACCACGCGGCAATACACCGCTCCAGCTTGTCAAGGTCCTGACCGCGTCCGATAGCCTCAAGGCCAGTGCTGATAGTTGGCTCGACGGCCTCTTTAGGTAACTCCGGGATTTGCTGCGTGGCTTGTAGCTGCTTCAAGAGCACTCTTACCAGAGGCAGCTGGAGTTCCTGCGAGAGAATCGAGTAGACACCGCCAAGGGTATCTTCCAGCTCTGACGCCACGTACCGAATCTCTTCGGCTGTGACTCGCTCGCCTGTACGTTGTACCGCACTGTTGAGCATAAAGGCATACGAGAGGCGAGCCTCAATGGTGTCGCTCACGTTCTTCGCTACGGTAAAGTCGCCTGACTTCTCCAGCTGAAGGAACTCAATGTCCTGCTTACGGCCCGGTACGAACGCACCAGACTGTGCTGCTGTGAGTCGGCGAACCTGAGTGATGCCTGCTGGGTCTACCAGACCGATAACCTTAGCGGTAATCATGGCCATCTTAACGATAGACTCTTGGAGGTTCTCTAGGGACTTGAGGTCGCCCAGATACTCTTCCACGTAGGAACGACCGTAGGATTCACCGTCGATGCGGACCATGCGGACCGGGATGTACGGACACTCTTCGAGTGGGTACTCGGCTTCGCTGCCCGGAACCACCGCTTCGGCAACCTCTTCGTACTTCGAGTAACCATCCCCGGCTTCGTTCAGGTACACGTGGGTGTAGACGTCAATCTCAGCGTCTTCCTTCTGCTCGCCTTGGGCTGCTTCCACTTGGCTGCGGACATCCTCAGGGAGAGCGTTGAACGCAATCTTGTCGAGGGTGACAATCTGGAGTACGTTACCGAAAGCGTCTCGCTGTACCACATACGAGTTCAGTCGATAGAGCTTCATCGGGGTATAACCCTCAGGCTCCGGTAAGTACAGCAGCGCGTTACCAGCCACACACAGTTGCTTCAAGCACTCAAAGAGAGTCACTCGATAACTGTTGGACTCGATGTAGTTCATGATGATGCGCTCTACCATTGAGAGGCCCTCATCGACCTTAGCAAGACCCTCGGCGTCACCCAGAAGGTTCTTCGCTTCGTACTCACTAATGGTCAACTTCATCCATGATTGCATCGGGAACAGGGCCAGCATCAGCTTGGACGCTAGGTTGTTCAGGCCGCGAGCACCTACGGATTGCCAAGGAGTCGTGTAATCAGTTGATGCGTTATCGGAATCCTTAGGGAACAGTGAGGGAATCGTGTACTGCGCACAGGACTCTGCTCGTGTCTCGTAAGGCTGTCGGTCGTTCTTCAGACGGTCGTATACCGCCTTGGCTCCCTCCTCTGCGAAGCCTTCGAGTTTAACTTCTGCCATTTGTTAGCCCTCCCCGTAACCAATCATAAGTTAATCCCACCGCCAGAGCTGCGGGAAACTGAGAGGGACTTCTTACCGGAGGCACGAGTTTTCTTCTTACCAGACTCGGTGTCTGCCGAAGACTCAACGTCCTCCACGACCTCTTTCGGTGCTTCCTGAGGTGCTGCCACAGGTGTCTCAGCGGCTGTTTGCACGTTGGGTGTATCTGCTGCCAGACCAACGGCCTTGAGCGGTGCCTTGACTACCTTGGAGATAGCCTTCTTGATTTTCTTGAACAGTCCCATGTTAGCCTCCTAAAGCTGACTTACGGATTTTACTGACGGACCCTGTAGGTTCGGTCGTCTTGGCCACCTTGAGTGACTTACGCCCTGACACCTCAGGAGTGGTGCTGTTTGAGTCTTCGTCACCACCATACTGGATACCCTTAGGTTCCTCCGTCAGTGGCGCTGGCTCAGGGACAGTCGTTGTGTCAACCTTAGGTGCTTTCATCTTAGGTGAGAAACACATAATCAATCTCCTTCTTTGAGTGCACGCTGGCGTCCCTCCATCTCGTCGAGGACACGAGAAGCCATGTAGTGACCATACAGTACCCCGGAGATGAACTCCTCGCTGTGGCCAGCCTCACGCAGCTTACGGACCTCTGACTGATACAGGAAGTCAGCATTGTAGCGAGACTGTAGGTACTCCTTGACAGCTCGCGGTACGTCAGGAAGGTCATTAGGATTGTTAAGGATGTGCTCTATAGGTTTTAACATTTGAGTCTCCTCTCTAAGTAATCTTTAAGTAATAATCATAATGGGCACTTCCCTATAGTGCTACCTAATTAGTGCCCATGAGTTTATCACTATGCCTTGTGCTCGACTATCTGCTTGATAATCAAGGCCAACATCCAGAGACCACGAGCGACTAAGCCCATGGTCAGGACGATGAGAATCAGCTGCCCGGTTGCCATAGAGTAATCTCCCCAGTCTCGATGTTGTACTCATCAGAACGGAGGATGCGAGCCATCTGGCCCTGCTTGATTACTTCCGCTTCGGTCATCCCTGCTTTAGCACCAATGGACTTAATGCAGTCCCAGAGCGTCTCTCCCGGCTCAGGAGCGCGTTTCACCCACTTGGTTACCTCTTGGCCCTTGTTCTTACCGGACTTCAGGACGGACGTTACAGGCTCCACAATGAATGGTTCCTTGAGGAAGTCCTCAGCGGTATCGCCCCATCCGGGAATCCCACCGTAACCATCGGTGATGTCGCCCTTGATAGTCTGGAAGAGATGCCAGTAGTCAGCTGTCTCCTGAGTCTGCACGAGGATGTTACCAGTCGTACACCACAGGAAGTCGCAATCCGGGATGGTCTTAAAGTCCTTGTCACAGGAGACCAGTACAGCTTTCTCGTAGTGATACGGGAGCGGATTAGACCCGATGATTCCCATCACGTCATCACCTTCGAGCTGAGGCTCAAGGACGCACGTGTAGGTCTCAAAGACGTACTCAAGGAACTCGAAGTAACCCACAGGCTTCTTAACGACTGCGCGGTTCTCTTTGTACGTTGGGTCCACCAGCAGCTTGCGCCAGTTGACACGGTCAGTGAACGCTAGGATAACGTCGGCATTCTTCCACGCCTTCTTGCGGCCCTTGTAGGACTCGATGGAGTTCTCCAGAATCTCGCGGGCCTTGGCGTGGTCACAGCAACGGTGCCAAATCTCCTCCTCCCAAGAGGCATCGAACTCGGCGGCGCTCATGGCTTGGAACACCAGCCAGTCACCATCCATCACAAGGACACCCTTGGCAATCTTCTGGGTTGCTCGGTAGTCACTGAAGGATAACAACGTGTGCTTACTCATCACTAACCTCCCGGTATGCCGTGATGGTTTTCTGATAAGCCTCTACGGTAGCTACAGCACAGAGTTCTGTCTCGTAGCCCTGCCAGTAGTCACCAGTTCGCACGAAGTCCGCTCGGAATAACTTACCTGACTCCTCATGTTTCACAATGTCAGACTTGCACTCTGACTTGTGGTTGTCGGTCCAGTCACCATCTTCAATAACCTTCCAGCCTTCCGGTAGCTCATCGGACCAAGGCTCTTCCTTTAGCAGCCCTATCAGCTCGTCAATAGGTTTCATAAGCAACCTCCATGGGTCTTAAGGAATTTCACTCCGGCACTGGTTATTTCCCAAGCGCCACCATTGCGACCACTCATGGTCAGACACGAAATGTGACCACGGCTCGCAGCCTCAGCGACTAACGCAGCGTTGTTGCGCACGTAGTTCGACTGGAAGGACTTAGGGCAGCCCTTGAGGGCCGCCAGAACTTTGAGATACTCACTCACTTGGTTACCCTCACGATTGCTGGGGAGAAGCGCATAAGTTTCTTCTCGTTAAACGAAAGGTCGTCATGGGCCTCTTTGACCATTGAGCGCAGACCGTGTCGGATACAATATGCAGCCGCTGCGTCAGGACCACCACTGAGTGCTGCCTCAAGGAAGCCAAGTTTGAAGTTGTCCACCTTCTCATCATTGGCAACCATCCGTGCAACACGCAGAACGGTCTCGCTAAGGTTCTTCTCGGACTCACTATCAATCACGCTGGTGACCTCAAAGGTAACCTTGAAACGTTTGGTAATAGCCATGATAAATCTCCTGTATCATTAGTGACATACGGCCCAGTTCGGACCCATCTTACCTTCTGTATCCAGACGGCAACGGAACTTAAAGTGTTCCCCAACGTTGCGCATAGCTTGTTGCGCAGTGTCAATCACTTGCTGTGCAATCTCAGGGGTCCGGCAGGCTACTTGGATTTCATCGTGGACCCACGCCATGTACGCAAAGTCCCCATCCCAGCCATGCTTCAAGCCAGCTTTGAGAAGCAACTCTTCAGTCTCGACAATCCACAGCTTACAAATGAGCGCACCCGCTGACTGAAGCAACGTGTTGAGCGCGGCATGTGGTGACCGAACGTGTACCTTTCTTCCATCCAGTCCCTTAATCCAGCGTCGTTTCCACTTGACCTTCTGCTCTCCTGCGACCCATCGGGATGACTCGACGAGGGTCTGCTGGATTCCTTCGCGCAACGCTGCGATTGCTGGGGTGTTCTCAAGGAATTTCTTCTTGAGTTCCTTCCCGCGTTCCTTACCTGCTCCAACGATTTGTCCAATCTTTTCATCTCCTGCTCCGTAAAGGAACCCGTAGATAAAGGTCTTCGCGTTGTCACGAGTCGGAAGCTCAGCGGCCTGTTGATTAACTGTGTGAATGTCACCATTAAGGATAACGTCCGCGTAATCTCCATTATCGTACTTGGACATAAAGTGGGCGAGACATCGCAGCTCCAGACCGGAGGCATCGATACCTGCTTGAACCCAAGGTCTTCCAGTAATGCCATCAAGGTGGTGTTCAGCTCCGAATGCGGCTCGGCAAGGTTCACCATAAGGAGAACGGACTCCGGGAACCTGTCCGAGGTTAGGAAAACTGTGAGTGGCTCGGCCTGTAACGGCACCATTAGGATTGACTGAACCATGAATTTTACCATCCTCTTGAACGTAACGTAGCCACGCTTTGTCACCCTCAGCCGCCTGACCGATGCGCTTCTGTATCATCAGGTACTCTTTAATGAGGTCGATACAGCGCTGCTTCTCTGGGTCTTCCACACGCACGTGCTCAAGGACCTCATCGTCTACCTTAGGTGCACCCTTGTCGGTGAACTCTGTCGGTACCCATCCGGCTTCCTTCAGCTTGAGCGCAATGTGGTCTCGGCTACTAGGGTTGAACACAACGTGCTCTACTGGTGTGTAAGGAGCGCCCTCTACGTAATCCCGAGTGTCCAGCTCGCAGGGTTCACGACCCTCACGTTGAGCTTTGTTCTTGGGTTTCTTATATATTCCGCCCTGCTTCGGGTACTTCACTCGCGGGTATTTACCCAGAGGCTTCCCAGTGCGCGGGTGCAGGAATAACTCAGTGCCGCCCTTAGGTTGGTACCAAGTTCCGAAAGTGTCGGTAAGTGTCTGAAGGAGTTCAGAGCGACGACCAGCGAGTTCAACGTAAAGTTCCTCAATGGCCTTGGTGTCAAACGGGAAGCCGTTACGCTCCTGCTTAGCGAGCAACCATGCGGCCCGGTGTTCCAGCCATACGGCCTCACAGGAATACTTCCAGAATGTCGTAGCATCGTGCATCCACCAGTTATCTCCGCAACCATCCTCAGGTGGGAAGTAATGCTTGTCGCTCAGCAACTTCTCTAATAGCACCTTGGTTACCACAACGTCCTGAACGTTATACGCCATCATCGGCTCGTTGAAGCTAATCCACTCAGCACCGTCCACATAGTCCTCACCCTGTTCCTCAAGGAGCTTCTTGAAGTCATCCTTGTACTCACCCTTCATCTCACCTAAGCGGTAACCCCACGCCTCCAGAGCGTGAGACCCGAAGCGCTTACCGGGTAACTTACCGGAACGCAGCAGGGCCATGTCGGCGTCCTTAATGTTCGCAAACAGTAAACGGCTAAGTACCAACGTGTCCACTACGTTCTCACGCGGCAGGTGGAACTCTCGGTTTAACTGGAGCTTGGCCAGCTTGGTCAACACTGGGGCATCGTACTTGTGACCGTTGTGGAATACGATGAGACCACCACGAGCCACCTCAGCTTCCAACGCATCGAGATACGCTGAGAAGTCCCAAGGTCGATACGATACGTACTCGTCCGTGCTGTAGTCATAGATGACCCCACAGTGGAACTGAGTGACTTTCTCTAAGAGGTTGTTAGCCTCGATATCGGTTACTAACATAGTGGTCTCCTGTTACTTAACGACGCCCGATGAAATACTCACGCGGACGGATTGTCAACTTACTGTTCTCAATTGCGAAGCTGCCTGTAAGGACGTCAGCACCAAGGCGACTAACACCACGGACGTGAGACACCTGTGAGAACTTGTTGCCAACACTACGGATATACACGGTACCACCAATGGCACCATCCTCCCACGTTGCCAGCTCACCAGCCTTCAGGGGAGCCTTATAGTCACTCCACTTTGGCGAGGGCTTCTGCCAGCCCTTGTGGTCACTATGGGTCCACCCAAGGTTCTCCAGAATGTGAACGGCAGCGTCACGCTTGGCTTCATAGGTCTTGGCCTCAGCCAGCTCTTTGTTCAGCGCTTCAATCTCTTTGCGAATCTCTTCAGGTTTACGCATGGTTATGTCCTCTCAACATGTTGTGTGTGATAATCATAAAGGCCACTACATATAGTAATGACCTTGAGTTTATCACTTAGCTTCTGACGCTTCGGCCAGTCGGGTTGCCGTTGAGCCTACCTCTTTACTCAGGATAGCCTCACGGACCTTGTCCTCGCCAACAGCTACAGTAGCGGCTACGGCTACGGATGCCAGCAGTCGAGCTGCCTGTGTATCGTCGAGGGTCACACGTTGAGTGTGCGCACGGTTATCGCTCTTAGCCTTCCAGCGGTAGACCAGAGTGACCTTGTCGTTGCGGACGTTGATGTGAACCTTGCGGCCCCACTGGTCTACGGTGTCGGACAGCTGAATGGTATTGCCGGGGAATTTAGCTTTGGTAGTCATTAGAAGAACTCCTTAAGTTTCTGAGCTTTAGCGGCGACTTTAGCTGCCTCTGCGGTTGCATCCAGAGATGCCTGACGTGCCTTGTCGGCTGCTTTAGCCAGCTTGGCGGCTGCTTTCGCTTCCACCTTGGACGCTTTGTCCAGTGCCTTGGCTTCACGGATGTACAGAGCGATGACCAGACGGCCTAAAGTTTCGATGAGTTTAAACATTTTGATTCTCCTATTTACGATTGAAGTCTCTATACATTCTCATGCGGAATGCTTCGAGTGTTGGACAGCAGTGCTCACAGGAGCACCACTCGTCATGTTCAGTAGTCGTCTTCTTCGTGGCCTTCCCAGCCAGTATCTCCCTCTCCTTCTCCGCCAGTGTAGCTAGACGGTTCAAGGAGTCCGGTCTTTTCGTTGTACTCCATGTACCCCGCAATGCCAACGCCAATACCATTAAAGCGACACTTGAGAATACGAAGGAGGACAAGATTAGGCATGTCCCCTTGCTGATTACGCTCAAGGGCAATGATAGTATCAGAGAGTTGGCGCAGAGACCCAGACCCACGCAGGTCAGTAATGGAAACAGCACGTCCTTCTTCATGAGCTTTACCTTTCTCCGGGTTCTTCAGGTGGCAAATAACAATAAGTACCACTCCGGTTGACTTAGCGAACCCTTTCAGCTTGGTCATGAGGCGGTCAATCATCTTGCGCTCATCGGATTCCTCCGAGGCTGACACTACGATTGAGATGTGGTCCAGAATGATTACGTCACAGTTCAACCCTGTGCGCATGTAGTGCAGCTTAGCTAGCAGGCGGTCCACCTCAGCTTCCGCAAAGGAGTCGTAGAGATGGAACTGGTCGGAGCCATACAGCTCATCGAACCACTTATCGTACGTACCGTCCTCAATGAGTTTCTGCTTGAACTCCCGAGGTTGCTGCCGTAAGCGGATGCCGTTAGCAATCCCTAGGACATCCTCCATGGTCTCCTCTACGGACTCCTCAAGCATCGCCATGCCTACCCGCAGTCCTTGCCCTCTGGCGAACCCTAGGGCCTGTTGGCGAACGAACGTAGACTTACCCATTCCTGACCCAGAAGTGACCATGATGACTTCGCCACCACGTGCACCCAAGGTTCGGTCATTCAGTCCCGGACATCCCGAGAAAAGGTATCCTACGCTTTGTTCGCTGGTCATGGCCTCTCGCACTCGGTCCTTCATGGACATCGCTCCGATGACACCATCAGGCACCCACGGTGCAGCGTTCCATATCTGGTCGAGAACCTCCTTGCCTTTGCCTTTGAGTAAACACTCGTTGGCATCCTTCTCGGTCAGCACGGCCACGTGGACCTTACCGGGAGGTAGAACCTGAGCGGCTTCCTCAACGGCTGCACGACCCGGCTCATCCATGTCGAACATCAGGATAATCTGGTCGAAGCTGTCGAAGTATTCATAGTTTGCACTGCAAGTTTTCTTAGCGGCTGACGCACCGTGACCGAGAGAAACTACAGGCCACTTACAGTCCTGAAGTTGCATCACGGTTAACATGTCGATTTCACCCTCGGTGATGACAATCTTCTTGCCACCATTCCAGAGGTGCTTACCGAACAGCGCATCCCCTTTGTGAGACCCTCGGGTAGAGAAGTTCTTCTCCTTGTCACGCAGCTTCTGAGAGACGATGGAGCCATTCTGGTCACGATAGTCTGCCACCTGATAGGCAGTCCCTCTGACCTTGGCGACCCAGTAGCCAGCCTTCTGGCATGTCGCCTTCGAGATACCGCGAGCCGTCAGGTCAGTGTACCGACCGTCATTCTCACCGAATACCAATAAGCCTGAACCTTGTGTATTCATCCCGTAATTCCCTCCTTTGGGTCTTCTCGATGATAACTTTTCGGTACGTTCCTCTGAGCCGGGAACCCGGTGTTGACACACGAAGCAATACTCGTGCCCGTCAGAGTACACTGAGTTACCATCAGAAGAACCACAGTTTTCGCACGGAGCGTGGAACAGGAAGATACTCTCCTGACCATCTTCTTGAGAGTCTCCGTAACTCATAACGATGTGCCATTTATGCAGGACGCGACAAATGAGACCACGAAGGACAGCGCCCACAAGCCTAACAGCCCATGCGCTAGGAACGGGATTGGGTCAAAGTGTTCTTTGAACTTGCTCATAAAGTAATCTCCTCAAGCGACAACAGGGAAACGTAATTGTCTCCCTGTAGTGCTACCTAATGTTTACCCACGGTCAGAAGTGACCAGTTCACCTGTACGCACCCAACGTTGCAGGTCGAAGCTCGGACACGCCTTCGGTGCTACATCATGATGCGCCATAATGACAGCCTTTGGGTAGGTTCCCTTCAGCTCGTGTAACAGTCCCTTCAGTGCACTCATCTGCTGAGGTGTGAAGTTAGCTTCATGGTTACCCTTAGCGTCAATACCGCCTACCAGACACACACCTACCGATGTCGAGTTGTATCCCTTAACGTGAGAACCTACAGCATCTTGGTCACGACCAGTCTCGATGGTACCGTCACGGCGAATGATGAAGTGGTACCCAACGTCCAGCCAGCCCTGCTCCTTGTGCCACTGGCGAATCTCACGGACACCGATGTCCATGGTTGCCTTGGTGGCTGAGCAGTGTACGAAAATCTGAGAGGTCTCCTGTCGCTTAGTGAATTGAACCTTAGCCATACTACTTTGCTCCTTTCTTCTGTTTGAACTTGCCGAACGGTACATCACGCTTCGGCTCCTTCAGCCAGTCTACGGGAATCAATTTGTCGGCAAACAAGATGTTATGCTTTTCGCACCACTCAGCGTAACTGGTGGGCGACCCTTTGTAAATCTTAGTGCGACTCGAAGAGAACACTAACCGGATGTCTAACTCCGGGTATTGCTCACGAATCAATAGGTGCTTCTTGCGGTCCTCGGCTTCCCAGAGACCCTTAGTCTCCACGAAGATACCGTTGGGCAGCAAGAAGTCTGGAGTGTAAAGGTGGTCACTCGCAGGAATAACGTAAGGGATGCGCCACAATTCGTAGTCGAACGTGACGCCCTTTGATTCTAACTGCTTGGACACCTTGTCCTCAAGGCCAGACCGGAAGGCACCCACCTTCCGAATCCCTTTGGCCCCATAGCCAGCCATTAGAAGTCATCGTCTTCTTCGGCTTCGCCCTCGTCCGCTTCCTCACCAGACCAGTCTTCCGGGTCTTCCTGAGGTTTACGGCTGCGAGGTTCGTCGGCTTCGTAACCGCCTTCTACAGCTTCGTCAGCCCAGTCGTCTTCGCCACCACCAAAGGTAGCCAGTTCGACCAGCATCACGCCTTCCAGCTGCAACTTAACGGAAGCGCCAGCTACCGCCGACCAGCCATACGGTACCAGAGAGAAGCGAATCTTCACTTTGGAGCCGCCGCCGATAATCGGAACGTCTTGGATGCGTTTACCCTTAGCGTCTACTACACCCAGAACAATCTTCTTGGTCTCGCCAGTCTTCTTGTCCTCGTATGAACCGTAGCACTTGAAGTTGAACGTGGTGGTACCGTCACCATTGTCGAAGAACGGCATGTCGCCTTCGTACGGCTTCAGGGGTTTCTTGCCCTTCTGAACCTTCGGCGGGTTCGCTTCGTGAGCTTCCAGACGGGCCGCGTAGTTCTCTTCGTGGGTCTTAACGATGAGGTCTACCAGCTCCTGACAGTCTTCGTTCTTGAACGTTACGGAACCTTTGTAGGTACCGCGTGGGTTCTCAAAACCCTCGCCGCCATAGTCCGGCTTGTTGAAGTAAGCATACGGCTCACAGGTACCAATCTTGGTGGTATAAATCTTCTTCTTAGCGAATGCCATGATGAATCTCCTTTAAGTTTAAACAGTAAGAGGGACAGTCTGTGTCCCTATAGTGCTACCTAATGACTATCTGGGCGTACCCGAGTCACTTGGCCTAACTCTTCGTACTCCGCCTCGGCAACTTCGAGGGCCTCCTCAAGAGACCCGGCGTGTACCGGGAGTTCATACGATGCGTTAGCTGTCTCGACCGTTACGACGAACTTTTGCATCTTCTCGCTCCTTCCACATGTTATACAGGGTGATGTACGCAGGGTCGAGCGTCTTCTCGTACATCGCTCGGCACCAGTCACTTGGCGTCATAACACAGACCCTTGTGTTTGGTGTACAGCTCCAGATAGAAAGTGGCCTTCGCCATGTCTTTCTCTAAGGTTGCCAGCTCGGACTTCTTCCCGGCCCGCAGGCGGTACTTGAGGATGTTCCCGAGGCAGTACCCTTTGAACATCTCTTGGGTCATGCTGCGAGCAATCACCTCGATGGCCTCGACGCCTTCGAACAGCTGGTAATGACTCGGCTGCTTGACTCCGTCGTCTTCGATTGGAGTCTTGCTGACCTGCGTTGCACGAACATCCCCAAGGGTCGTACGCTTGTCGTCAAGCGGACACTCATGACACCCTACACTGTAGCACTGTACGCCAGCAGAGCACGTCGTGGAGTCCGGGCGGTCCGTATTCTGGTCAACCAGAAGGTCCACCACTTGAATTTCACGTTCAGTCATTTACGACCTCCTTGATACGCTCCCAGAACAGGCGAAGGCGTGGCCACTTGGTCACCACAACGGGTACGAAAGGACGGCTCTTAGTTTGAGCCAATTCGTAGAGACCGCGAGTAACCAAGATGTGCACGCTGGGTGCCAGCTCGAAGGTGTCGCCGATACGTGGAATCTTACCGTGACGCTCAGAGGCTGCCACAGTGCTGCGGTCCTCCCGGCGAACCGAGAAGATACCGTTGGATTTATTGAAGTGTAAGCGCATGATTTATGCTCCTTTAGGTGGCTCGTCATTCATTGACCACACGATAGCCGCGAGGATGAACACGATGATTAGAATCAGATTGATGGACATGTTGTTGTCTCCTATAGTGCTACCTAATTACATCTTGATGGTCGGGTCCGCCTCGGTACCACGCCATTTGTCGAACGATGGGTGGCGCAGAGAGCCATCTGGAGTTTCCTCCATGTACTTGATTTGGCACGCCCAGCCCTCGAACGGGTTCTTCGTTTCATCCTCTGTGAAAGCATCCAACACCTTGGCGGTGAACTCCTCCATAAGTGCCTGCGAGATGTTGTTGGCGGATACCACTCGACCAGACTCAAGGAGAACCTCGAAGCCAATCACTTTGCCCTCGTTGGCGAGACCGGGAGTTCCCCAGTTGATTCCCACAACGACACCGTCAGCCTCGTTCTCTGGCTTCAGCTTCCACCAGCCGGACTTCTTACCGCGCTTGTAGATACCCTGAGGGTCCTTGACCACCAGACCTTCGTGACCTTCTTCGCGTTTCTGTCGGTACAGCGCTTCGAGTTCATCCATGTCGTAAACTTCATGGGACTCCGAGAGGCACCACTCGACTTCCGGGAAGTGGTCTTGCAGGACTGGTAAGGCAACCTTGACGTGCTCAAGGCGGAGGAGGGTCATCACGTTGTAGTCATCGCCGGACTCGACAATGTCAAGCGGAATGATATCGTAGAGGACAACTTTGAGGTGCGCGGCAGATAGTCTAAACTCGGTACGAACACGCTTAGCAACGCCAACCTTGCGAGGCTTCAGCATGTCTGGTGTTACTGGCACGTTGTGGTACTCCATGTTGTATTTCTTGAGCCACTTGGTACGCAGCAGGCCAGACCCGGTGTTGAAGTCGACGCCCTTGACCAAGAGTTCACCATCAAGCATAAAGCCATCAGGGAAAATCCAGCGGTCATCTTTCAGTAACTTCTGCCAGCGCTGGTCGAAACCGTTGAGATGCTCAAGCGCCGGAATGGTCTTGGAGACCCGGCTGAGCCACGCTGCGTTGGCTGTGTTGTCTACGCAAATGTTCCCGCGCACCCCATCATGCTTAGTGTCTGCGATGAGGTAACCGGATGCTTCCAGAGCCTTCTCGATAGCAGAGCGGACGAATGATACAGCTTTGAATGGATTGGTCTTAATGTTCATCATGACGATGTCTCCGAAGTGTAGTGTTCATTTAGTGTGCAATAAGCAATCATAAAGGCCACCGGAATCCGATGACCTTGAGTCTGCCTATAGTGCTACCTAATCATTTCCAACTTGAGTAGTCGGCTGTGAGTTTTGCCAGCCAGTCTGACGCTGAGTCAATCGACCAGCGACTGAAGGTCTTCTCCACGAGCACCTCGTCGTAATCTGGCCTTGGTTCATACACAGAGAATAACACTGTGCGATTGGATGGGCGGTACGTCATTATTACACGGAGTCCCGTCTCGTCCATCAGCCTGCGCTCTGCGGAACCCAATCGTGACCACTGCGAAGTGCTTCCATCGAACAGCCATTTAGTTTGCTCAGACATTTGTTACGCTCCTACAAAGTATTTCTCTTAGTTAACGACGCTGTCACCCTTAGCGTTACGGAAGGAACCCTTCACGCCACCACCGCGCTTCGTCTTGTTCAGCTTGCGGCCCTTAGGGATGTAACCTTCGGTCTGCTGACGTTCGCGGTTGCGCTCAAAGTTGATTGTGTTCTGGTACATGGTGTTACTCCTGATTGTGCTAGTAAGGGACATTCATGAAGGCCACCAAACGTGATGACCTTGAGTATGTTCCTATAGTGCTACCTTATTCAGACTTACCGTGGCGGAACTCGATGCGTCCTACTACTTCGCTCTTGTAGTAGACGAACTGCTTTCTCTCACCGTTGGTGCACAGCTGGTCTATCAGGTAGCGGTCATCCAGCTCTGTCCAGCGGAGGGACTTAACGTGGAGACCACACGGGCCAAGCCCTAACTTAAAGATCGTCTTGGAGTGGGTACCGTCTGGCAACACTGCGGTGAACTTAACGTGAATCAGGTCGGAGACCATCATCAGCTCGTCTTGTGCTTCCTTGAGGGACTTACGCAGGAACTTCATGCGCTCACGCTGGTGCTCCCGGAGTGCGTTCACATCGCGCACATTCTGTTTCTCGCTCTCAAGCTCGCCCTCTAAGTAACGAACCTGTCTACTTAGCGAGTCCGCCTTGTCCGCCAGTCGCAGGACCTTTGCCGATTCACTGTTAAACGCGGAGTTGGCCTCTCGGACCTTGCGCTCCAATTGTGCTTCGTCACGTATTGCGTTTCGTATGGCGCTAATGAAGAGTGCTGTGATGATGATTAACAAGATGGTTACAACGATTGAGTAAGTCATAGCGTGCCTCTTTAAGTATTCTTTAAGTTAAGACTTTAAGTAATGGAACCCTCGGTCATTCGAAGGTTCCCTATAGTGCTACCTAATTGCCTGAGACCTTAGGCGAACGCAAAGTCAGACTCTAAGATATCGCGCAGATTCAGGTCACCTTTGGCCGGGACCGCAGGCATTTTGTCCAGTTGAGACTCGTGCAGCTGGTCAGCGAACTGGTCATAGAAGTCTGCAATCACATCGTTGTCCTCGTAGGTCTTGACCATGGTCTCGCGCACTGCTTTGAAGAGATTCCCAGCGTCTGCTGGAATGGTCCCGAAGGAGTCATGAATGAGTGCGAAGGAGTCAATTCCGTAGACCTCGTTGGCGTGCACTACGGTCATGCGCAGGTGACTACCATCCTGTGAGTGCACAAAGTTAGGCGCGATGCCCGACTCTTGCTTGTGCGCGTCAATCTCTTTGGCTTCCCCTTTGTTGTACGTCATGAACACGTTGGCCTGACCTAAGAACGTCAACTTCAGGCGCGCTTGGTCGCGCTTGTGGTATTCCTGCCACACCGGGAAGCCGTCTGGTGTCACCCAGTGGATTGCGCAGCGCTTACGGAGCACCTCTTTGGTCTTCTTGTCCTTGACTTCAGCGGCCAGCAGTTTAGCGGCAGACTTCAGCCAGTTCATAGCCTCGACAGCGGCCACTACGGTCACGGTCACAGCGTCCCAAATCAGCTTGGCCATGTAGCCAGCCGCTTGGTTAGGGTGCGTAAACATCAAGCCCTCGCCGTTGTCAATAGCTGGCTGGATGGTATCCTCCAGAACTTGCTGGCGGAAGCCAAACTCTTTGGAACCGTACGCCAACGTCATGACGGAACGCTTAGTCACCTTGCGGGTAACACCATATTGCAGCCACTGCGCAGCCAGTACGGACTCACCCAGCGTTACCTTCTCGCGGAACTCGCCAGTCTCCTTGTCGGCAATCTGCTCGACCACCGTCTGAGACCCGTTGATGGCGTGCTGGTGGAGCACCTCGTTAACCTTGTCGGCAACAATCTTGTAGATATCCTGCACGGTATCAGAGGGCAGTAGGTTAACAGCACGGCCACCGATGGAATCGCGGAGCATTGCGCTGAAGTGCTGAATCCCAGAGCATGACCCATCGAATGCCAGCGGCAGCGAGCAGTTGTAATTCAAGCCATGGTGTTTAACGCCTGCGTACTCAAAGCAGAACGCTAAGAAACAGAACGGTGAATCTTGCTGGGTCCACCAAGTGTTATTCAGCGGGTCCGCTGCGCTCGCCAGAATGTTGCCCTCGTTCTCTTCGATGAACTTGATGCGCTCAGGGAAGGGAACCTTGTCGACACCTGCACAGTTTGCGCCGTGAATCTTCAGCCAGTAGAACCCATCGAGACCGATTGGCTTGCCTTTGGCCAGTGTCAGCATACCCTTGGTCATGTCGTTACCCTGCGGGTTGAACATGCTCACAGCGTACACACGCCCGCGCCAGTCCATGTTGTACGGGAACCAGATGGCCTTGTGGTTAGCGAACTTGTTGGCCTGTGCGACCATGAACTCCATTGACAAACGGCGAGACTGGCGGGCCTTGTCCTTACGGTAGACCGCTGCGGCCTCCTTGCGCCATGCCTTGCGTGCCACCTCATTGGTGTCGATATCGTCCGGGCGTGGTGGTAACTCTTCGCGTTCAATCGCTGGGACGTCAGCAACCGGGCAGTGCTTCCAGTTGACAATCTCGTTGACCACCGCCAGCACCTTCTTGTTGACCTTCCACGGCGTGTTTTGCGCGAGGTTTACCGCTTTGTATACCTCGGGCATGTGCACGTCTGCGTAGCGGCGCAGTGCCTTCTTGGAGTGGGTACGAACCAGTGCCAGCGGGCGACGACCGACTGACCAGTAGCCACCACCTACGGTCTCCACCCAAGGTTTCGGAGGGACCACGCACGGCTGGTGCATCGGGCTGATACCTGCGAGTGCTCCCGCTCGTTTGCTCAGGAGTTCCACAAAGGCCGGAGCTAGCTGGACCATCTGCATACTGGTCACATCGTCCGAGCCATCGGCCATCTTGTTCTTGGTCATCTCCACCAGACCAGTCCCCTCAATGAGTAGCTCCAGCAGCTTGGTCCCTACGTGCATCTGCTCGTCAGTTTTCCAACTCGCCCAGTTGTCGCCGCCCAGCATCCCTTTGGATATCATATCGGCCTCGACTACCTGCATGAAAGCCTTCTTGTACACGTGGCCTACTCGCTTGTCCAGCTGGTCCGCTACGTTCTTCTTGAAGTAGGCGGCTTCCTGCTCACGGATACGACCGAAGCGGGCCTCATCCTCAAGCGCCTTACCTAACTGTGAGGACACCTGCTGGATTGTGGCCTTTGAGGCGTCTGTGAGCGTCCCTAAGACGACCTTAATGGTCAGCAGTGCGATTGCCTCACTGGACACTCCGCGCTTCTCCTTGAGCACCTCGGTGCCCATGCTAACAGCTAACTCTGAGGACACGCCATGCTTAATCGGATAGTATGCGCGAGGCTTCTTACCACGTGCGCTTGCTTGCTCCTCCTTCCAGTCGTCAATGCGCTTGGTCAGCTGTGGGTGCAACGTTAGGACCAGCGGCTTGGCAGCCACGTTGTCAGCGAACTCACCTGCTTTGACCTGACGTTCCAGCATCTTCAGAAAACGCTGCTCGCCCAGCTCGTATGCTTCATGCTCAAGCGCCAGCTGTTCACGTGCCAGCTTGTCCCCATAGTGCTCGCTGAGGATGTTGTACGGGATAGCGGCCAGTTCAATCTCTGAGAAGTCATTACGTGCAATGTTTAATGCGTTCATTGTGTGCCTCTTTGTGAATAAAGTTTATCTATTGGTGCCTCATCGTTCTGAGACACCTAAGATACACCTTGTTAGCCCATGAGTCTACCCTGAAGGTAGTTGTCGATTGGCAATGGCTTGCCCTGCTGTATCGCTAGGCCGGGTCCAACCTGCCATGCCAGTACCCGCTTCTCGACTTTCGCAAGGTCGAACTTTAGGGCCTCAGCGTTAATCCGCTCGCGCTCCTTACGCCACCGAGCGTGCGCCTTACGACGTGCTCTACGTTCCTTATTGGCCTTACGCCGTGCGATGCGCAGCTCTCCGTTCGGGTCACGTTTAGCCTTGTTGCGCTTACAGCGTTCAATCATCTTGTCGTGCGCTATCTGCTCAATCTCAGCAAGCAGGTCCTCAGGTTCCAGTGAGAAAGACTCACGGTCCCGGTCCGCTGAGAATGACACCGGGTCGGTAATCACTGGCTTGCCGTCCTTGGTGAACATGATGTTACCGCTGTGCATATCGAAGGACGCAATCCCGTAGAAGAACTTGCGAATCATTTGGCACGTCTCGATAAATGGCTGGTCACCCTCCGAGTAGTCCTCAGGGTCGCATTCACCCTCGACAAAGTAGTACGCGAGGTCTGCGTAGTGGTCGTGCTCATCGTTCTCCCGCCGCTGGCACGGTTCCAGCTCATCCAGCACCACCGTATAGCAGCCAGCGTGACGCGCTACGTGATAGACGTTAGGAATCCCTACCCGGCCTTGGTGCATCCGGCAGAAAGCCACGTAGGCGGCCCCTGAGTCCTCTTTCTTAAAGCCAACCTTAATGACCCTACCCGGTAGCAGCTCGTGCTTAAACGCTGCGCTGAAGTGACCATTGCCCAGCAGGTTAAACCCAGCGTCTTTGGCCTTAATCTTCAGGGTTTGCCAGTAGTCCTGACGTTCAAGACCCCAATCGCTGTCCGTATCGTCACCGTCGGACGTCTCGCAATTCACAATGTCCGCAATGAGAGCTACCAGCAGCGGCTGGCGCTTGTCGAGTTCACAGATTGACAGGTTACGGATGGTATCTAAGCGTGCTTGCATATCGGTGTAGTTCATTTGGTTGTTTCCTTATGTGGTGTCAGTGGGTTGCGATGTAGAAAATGCCTACCTTGTTCGCCTTAAAGCGGCCATTAGGTAGCCGTACAGTAAAGCGAGGCAACACGCCCCACTTCAGGTAGCTAAAGGATGCCTTGTGTACCTTAAGACCCTTGCGGAAGTCATTCAGGAAGTACATGATAATCAAAGCGTATACGTTAAGAATGAAGTTCAACAGGTCCATACATTACCTTTCGTGTCCGGTAGGTTTGTGCCAGCTGAGCCATATAATAGCCGTGCCATGCGTTCATGTCTTCAGGTGACTGATTGACACACATAAGGGCCACCTTCATGGCCTTGCGAGTGCTTTGGAGATTCTGCTGCGTGATGCCATAGTGCTTCATACAACCTCCCAGTATTGCCCGTCGATTACCGAATAGCATTCACCCTTAGGAGCGTCCACTTGTTGCAGTGAGCCACCTAGTGCATCCTCTTTGAGCATCGGGAAAGCCTGCGGGTACTCGCCCACCGTAGTGATGGACCATAAGTGTGCTGTGTGAGTCTGAGAGTGTACCACGAGTACAGCGTCTTGATTGTATACACGACACGCTAACCAAGTTAACTCTGCTGCTTGCTTCTCGGTGCATTCAACCTTAAGTGTGCGCTCCTGCGTTGCCTCAGGCATACCAGCTTCCTTAAAGCAGCCTTGTACATGTTCATCACGAATGTTGCCGTATGCTCCCGGATAGGTGCGAATGGTCTTAATGAGACCCTTGAGCATCTTCTCGTTTACTTCCTGCGACTCATGGCCACGGTATGCGGTAACGAATACGAATACTTTGTTGGCTGGTTCTTTCGTGAAAATCATAATGTATATCCTTCAGTTGATTAGTGGTTATCATCGTGGCTACTCTCATTAGGCGCAAGGCCTAACCATCAGGGTGACAGGACGTACCTTGCCAGAGACCTGAATGTAACCACTAGTTAAACACTATTGTCATGGTGTACATATCAGCGACTAATCCATATTGTTAAAGAGCGGTACTGCTAGGTGCTTCGTGAATCTGTGGTGCATCTTACTACTCGTTCATCGTTGAGTCAACCACTTTCGTATGTCCGGTTGATGACTACTTGAGACCCTCAGTCTAACCAGATAACTCGTGGTATTGTCTGGTCGTTGGTGACGTTGTGTCTCTCAACGGTTGCTAATGTCTCATAACGGATTCTGAATGTCAATACCTTAAGTTGAACTTTATGTAGGCCTATAGTGATAGTTATCTTTATGGTGATGGTCTCTTAGTAATACTTAAAGTGTCTCCCTATAGTGATACCTAATTGAGTAATGTATTGACACTGACCACTGAATAGCCCTATAGTAATGACTCACCGATACCCTTTGTCCCACTCTTAGTGTCTCAGGGACTGCTAAACGAGATACTTAATTGATTACTCTTAATGTGACCTACTAACAGTCACTGCTAAACGTTAGTCACACGGTGAACGTTAGGTATAGTGTCGATGGATGTCCTCAGGTCGTTACCTCAGGTGGTTACTTAAAGG